GCAACTCTTAACGCAGACGCTTTTGACCTTTCAGGTCTATCAGAATTACAACTTGGTTCTATTGGTGCAGAATTAGGTGCTACAATTAATGAATTTAGTACAGACGAAACTTTATCAAATGATAGTAACTCGGCAGTTCCAACAGAAAGAGCTGTAAGAGGTTATCTAACAAGAGATAAAGCAGGTACAGGTGCTTGGGTACCACCAACAGGTACAACAGCAGAAAGACCTACAGGTGGTAATTTATTTACAGGTGCAATTCGATATAACGCTTCATTAGTAACATGGGAAGGTTATAACGGAACACAATGGACAGGTTTAGGTGGTGGTAATCCTTGGGCTTCTACAAGTACAAGTATTACAATAGCTGCAAATGATAGATATTTTGTAGATACAATAAGTAGTGCATTAACATTGACATTACCTGCCTCACCACAAGTTGGAGACCAAGTTTCTTTTATTGATTTAGCTGGAACATTTGATACAAACAATTTAACTATTGCAAGAAACAGTTTAAAGATTATGGGATTGGATGAGGATTTAACAGTATCCCAAGAAAACGCAGGTTTACAACTAGTGTACACAGGCGCAACTTATGGATGGAGAATTGTTAATAACTAATAAGTTATATAAATAGTATTAGGGAAAAGATATGTCAAATTATAACGATTTTAAAAATAAAAATACACAATTTACAGGCACAGAGGGTATCAAAGTACCTGAAGGTACAACTGCTCAAAGGGGTAGTGGAACAGGTCAATTTAGGTACAATTCTACATCAGGAAAATTTGAAGGTAGAAATGCTGCCGGAAATTTTATTTCTATAGAAGTTGCTCCACAAGTTTCTTCAGTTAATACATCTAACATAACACAAACACAAATAGATGCAGGATTTGATTTAGTTATTACTGGTCAAAACTTTGGAACTGGAGATACAGTTATATTTATTGCAAGTGATAATTCTGAACTTATTTCACCAACAGTTACAATAGATAGTGCTACTCAAATAACAGCAAGAGTTAATTCTAATATTGATGGTGCATTAGAACCTTATGCGGTAAAAGTATTATCATCTGGAGGTTTAACTGGTTCACTTGCAAGTGCTTTTAATATAGATGCTAGTCCAGTATGGCAAACAACAAGTGGTTCTATAGGAGATATTTTTGATGGTGGAAGAAGTTCTGTAAGTATTACAGTTTCAGCAACAGATGGTGATGGAGATACAGTAACATATGCAGTTCAATCTGGTACTTTACCAACTGGATTAACTTTAAATGCCTCAACTGGAGTAATTTCAGGTAGCACAAGTGCAGTTGTTTCAGATACAACTTCTAACTTTACACTCAGAGCATCATCAACAACACAAACTGCTGACAGAGCATTTTCAATCACACAAAAAGCACCCGTTGAAACGGTATTTTCGTATACTGGTGCTGAGCAAACTTTTACAGTACCATCAGGTCTAAGTTCTGTTACAGCTTATGTTTTTGGTGCAGGCGGTGGAGGTGGAACTAATGGTGGTTGGAGTACATCTTATTCAGGTGGTGGCGGTGGTGCAGCTGTCGGTACAGTAGATACATCTTCTATATCTTCAATGATAGTAATAGTTGGTCAAGGTGGTAAAGGAAATGATTCCAATGCAAACACGACAGTTAGAGATGCTTTTGGTGGTGGTGGTGGTAATAACACTACTAGCGATAACCAATACTCTGGTGGTGGAGCTGGACTATCGGGATTATTTAATGGTTCATACACTCATGGAAATTCACTTCTAATCGCAGGTGGCGGTGGAGGTGGAGGTAACACTAATGGAAGTAGTACCTGTAATGGTGGTGCAGGTGGAGGAACTACGGGTGCAGATGGTCAATCTACATCGGATTCAAATCAAAGAGGTCGAGGTGGAACACAAAGTGCAGGTGGTGCTACTGGAGGTCAAAATAGTAATGCTGCGGCAACTGGTAGTGCTTTACAAGGTGGTAAAGATCCTAACAGTAACTATGGCGGTGGTGGCGGAGGTGGCTACTATGGCGGTGGTGCAGGTGCTTATTATGGACCTTCTTCTACTATGGGAGGCGGTGGTGGTGGTTCTGGCTATCAACACCCAACTTTAATTAGTAGCGGAACTTTATATCAAGGCTCCGGTACAACACCAGGAAATTCTGGTTCTTCATATAGAAGTGGTGCAGGTGATGGTGGTTCTTCTGGTGGAACTGATGGAGATAATGGAAGAGTAGTTTTGGTTTATTAATATTACCAGAAATTACCAGAAAAAACAATTAAAATTTTAAATTTTATATTATGAGAAAGTTTATATTATGAGTACAAAATATGCATATTGGCATTTTAAAAATGCTTTAACAAATGAACAATGTGAAAAAATAATTAAATTAGGGCAGTCTAAAAAAATCTTACAAGGCACAACAAGAGAAAAAAATCATAAAACTGCTAAAAAATCAATATCTCAAAAAGATAAATCTTTAGAAGAATTTAAAAAAGAGTTAAAATTAAAAAAATTATCAGATAAAAAAATTGATAATATTTTAAAAAAAGATAGTTATAATAGAGATTGTACAATTAGTTGGTTAAATGACCAATGGTTATACGATTTGATTTGGCCTTTTCTAATAGAAGCAAATGATAAATCAGGATGGAAATACGAATTTGATTTTGCTGAAAGTTTCCAATTTACTACATATAAAAAAAATGAATTTTATGGTTGGCATATTGATAGTGGTACAGACCATAATTTTGTTTTTACAGAAAAATGTGAAAATAAAGATTTTATAGGAAAAATAAGAAAATTGAGTATGACTATAAATTTAAGTGATGAAGATGATTATGAGGGTGGTAATTTAAGATTTGATTTGGGGCCTCATCAAAAAAATAGATTTTTAGAATGTACTGAAATAAGACCTAAAGGTTCAATAATAGTTTTTCCATCTAGCATTTATCATCAAGTAACCCCTGTAAAAAAAGGTACAAGATACTCATTAGTAATGTGGGCTTTAGGAAAACCATTTAAATAATGCTTGATATAAAAGAATTAACTTTAGAACAACACAAAAATGCTGAAAGACAAGAGTTTGTAAAAATTCTTATGTCAGGTAGTATAGACCATAATCTATATGCCACATACTTGTATAATCAATATCATTGTTATCGTGCATTAGAAGACAGAGCAATAGAAAACTCTTTATTTGTAGATACACCTAATTTACCTAGAGCTGACAAAATAAGAAAAGACTATCTTGCTTTATGGAAAGAAAACGATACTCCTATTATAACTCAAAGCACAATAGATTATATGAAACACATAGAACAAATTAAAGAAGATGCACAATCTCTTTATGCACATATCTATGTAAGACACTTAGGAGATTTATCTGGTGGCCAAATGATTAGAAGAAAGACACCAGGTCCTAATAACTACTATTTCTTTTTACCAGAAGAATATAAGTACAAAGATATAGTAAGAGATAAAATTAACACATATTTAAATATATACCAACACACAGTTTTACCAGAAGCTAGATTATGTTTTGAATATGCAACTAAACTGTTTGGAGAAATGAATGATTTGGGAAAGACTAATTAGATTAAAAGACGATATAGTTACCATGTTGAATGTACAATGTACAGAATATGAAGAACCAGGTATGTGGAGATTTAACAATCCAAAACATGGTTGGGTCAATCGTACTTGGAAAAATAAAGTTGTTAGAAGAGCTCATGTTGATGTAGTTGATGTAAGAGAGAGTAAAAAATTGTGGATGATGCATGTATGTTTATTTCCAGAGTTAGACAACGGAGGACCAATTTATGGATTTGATATTATTGCAGGTCAGAATAAAGTAACAGGTGCCTTCCACGATTTTTCACCATTGTTACAAAAAGAACACCCATTAACAAAGTGGTTTATTAATGAAGTAAAAGATTTTAAACCTAGTAAAGAAAGAGAATTGCCGGATTGGGCAAAGGCTATTTTTTCTGGAGGTATGATTGCAGCTGGTAATGTAAAAGAGATTACTGAATTAAATCAAATCTGTGATATTGCATTAGGCAATCTACATAATTATCTTGCCAGAATTGGCACATATTCAGGTGATTCCAGTAGAGATGATGTAATTGAGGCGCAGAATTACTATTGCCACCATCAACAAATGAATCCACATACACCTAGGGTTATGGAATCACTAGGTTTACCTGAAAATGATATAAAGCTCTTTTGTTCTGACAATCTATTCCCAAAGATAGTATAAAAATCTTATAAATATAAGTAAAAGGGAATATAAGTATGGCAACTCCAAGCACTAGAGAAACACTAAAACAGTATTGTTTACGAAATCTTGGTAAACCGGTCATTGAAATCAATGTTGATGATGACCAGTTAGAAGATAGAATAGACGAGGCTGTTCAGTATTTTCAACAGTACCACTATGATGGTATCAAAAGAACATATTTAAAATACAAATTAACAGCTGCTGATAAGACTAGATTGTCAGCAATTAATCCGTCTAGCGAAACGGCAACCAAAGATGGTGTTTCTACTACATGGTACGAAGACAATAATTACTTAGTTGTTCCAGAATCCGTTATCTCAGTTATCAATATATTCCCATTTTCAAATAAAGGTAACTTAAATCTTTTTGATGTTAGATACCAACTAAGATTAAATGACCTATACGATTTCTCATCAACTTCAGTTATCAACTATGATGTTGTTTTAAGACACTTAGATTTCTTAGACCATATTTTAGTTGGTGAAAAACCAATTCGTTTTAATCAACACGACAATAAACTACACATTGATATGGATTGGTCTAACGATTTAACTACAGATGAATATATTGTAATTGAGTGTTATCGTAAACTTGACCCAGCAACTTACACAGATGTTTGGAATGATATTTACTTAAAAAGATATACAACTGCCTTGTTTAAAAAACAATGGGGTGCTAACTTGTCTAAGTTTGGTGGTGTTCAAATGATTGGTGGTGTTACACTTAATGGTGTAGAAATCTATCAACAAGCAATGCAAGATATTGACAAACTAGAAACAGAAATAAGAAGCACTTTCGAATTAAATCCAGCAATGATGATAGGATAATGCCATGGCAATTAATCACTATTTCCAGGCAGGCCGAGGCATTGGCAACCAAAACGAAAAAAGATTACAAGAAGATTTAATTATCGAAGGCCTTAAAATTTATGGCCAAGATATTTACTATATGCCTCGTACCCTTGTTAATAGGGACTTAATATTTGGTGAAGATACATCATCTAAGTTTGATGATAGTTATGCTATTGAAATGTATTTTGAAAGTAATGAAGGTTTTGCTGGTGAACAAGAAATCATCAACAAGTTTGGTTTAGAGATTAGAGATGACACAACACTAGTTGTTTCTAAAAGAAGATTTGAAGAACATGTATCAAGTACGGCCAATTTAATTGCATCTGGTCGTCCAAACGAAGGCGATATTTTATATGTGCCTTTAATGAATTCGTTTTTTGAAATTCTATTTGTTGAAGACCAAGAGCCATTCTTTCAATTAGGTGCTTTACCAGTTTACAAACTTAAAGTTACTCGTTGGGAATACTCTTCAGAAAAACTTGATACAGGTAATCAAATTATTGACCAATATGAAGATACAAATACACTTGATATTTTACAACACAAAGTTACATTAGAAGTTGGTCAAGTTGCACTAGACGGAGAAGGTTCAATACAGTTAGAAGATTACTTAGACTATGCAAGTGGTCAGCCTTCTTTCTTAATGCAAGAAACATATACTCCAGGCGCAACAAATATACAAACACAATCGCCTTATGCTGATAACTTAGATTTAAATGCTGAGGCAGGTTATGATACAGTTTCAATTTCAGATGACATACTTGACTTTACAGAAAGAAACCCATTTGGTGAGGTAGACGAATAATGTTTGGAAATCATTTTTATAACGAAGGTGTTAGAAAACTAGTAGTTGGTTTCGGCCAAGTATTTAATAATATCTATGTACAGAATACTGCCTCAGATGGTGCTGTTACTAAAAGATTAAGAGTGCCTTTGGCATATGCACCAAAAGAAAAGTTTTTAACTAGATTAGACCAACAGGCTAATTTAGAAAATAGAGAGTTTGCAATTGTATTACCTCGTATGAGTTTTGAAATTACAGGTTTAGCTTATGATGCAAATAGAAAATTAAATAAGATGAACAAAACCGTTAGAGTAAAAACTAACGAAGAAGATGGTAAGGTGATGAATTTTAATTATACACCTGTACCATACAATATAGATTTTTCTTTAAATATTTTTACAGCAACTGCTGAAAATGGACTACAAATTGTTGAACAGATTTTACCATACTTTCAACCTGACTACACAGTAACAGTTAGAGTTGTGCCTGAATTAGATTTGGTAAGAGATGTACCAATTGTTTTAAATACTGTTCAATATGAAGACAGTTATAATGGTGACTATACTAGAAGAAGAGCGGTGATTTATACATTAAACTTTACAGCTAAAACTTACTTGTACGGACCTATGTCTAACGCAAGTGTTATTAAATCTACACAAGCCGATTTATATGCTGATACGGATAAACCACCTACAACTAGAGAAGAAAGAGTAATTGTTGTTCCTAATCCTACAACTGCTGATGCAGATGATGACTTTGGATTTACAACAACAATTAGTTTCTATACAGACAGTAAAACATATAATCCGGTGAGTGGAGAAGATGAGTAAATTAGAAGATAGTGTAAACGAAATTTTAGGTATACAAGGTACAAAGAGTGAAATCAAAGTATCAGACTTTGAACAACCAGCACCTGTTCCTAGAAAAATAGATGAAGATAAATCAGATATTGATAATGACTATGTTAATAGTAGAGAACAATATTATAATCTTATTGACAAAGGTAATGAAGCAATTGAAGGTATCTTAGAGATTGCAAAAGAAGGCCAACATCCAAGAGCATATGAAGTTGCAGGTCAGTTGATTGGTCAAGTTGCAGGTACAGTAGATAAATTACAAGACTTACAAAAGAAACTAAAAGATTTAAAACAAGCTACAAAAGGAGCTGATACTAAAATACAGAATGCTCTATTTGTAGGTTCTACAGCAGAATTACAGAAAATGTTACAGGCGAAAAAAGATGAAACTATTGAAGGCACAGTTACAGAATCCAAAGAAGATAATTCTGGAGATAAGTAACTTACAATATATTAAATCTATGACGCCTTTACAGGAGTTATTAGATGGTGAAGAGTTACAAAATCCAATTGAGGTTTTAAAACATCACATCTCTACAACTCCTCGTTATGGTGCAGGAGGAGTACCTTATAAAGAAAAAGAATTTAGTGTATGGCGTGGCAGTCAACGAGTACAGGCGGCCTTAAAGTTAGGTTATACACATATTGAAGGTATAATAATCAATGAGTAATGACGCATATCTAGGAAATCCTAATTTAAAAAAGGTTAACACACCTCAGGAGTTTACTGCTGAACAGATATTAGAATATCAAAAGTGTGCTGAAGACCCTATTTACTATATGACTGAGTACATTAGAATTGTATCACTAGACGAAGGTCTTGTACCATTTAAGATGTATGATTTTCAAAAACATATTGTAAGAACCATACACGATAACCGTTTCACTATTTGTAAATTACCGAGGCAGTCAGGAAAGTCAACAACGACTATTTCTTACTTGTTACACTATGCGCTTTTTAATCCTAATTCTAATATTGCTATACTTGCAAACAAATCATCTACGGCTCGTGACATACTCGGAAGATTGCAACTTGCATATGAAAATCTTCCTAAGTGGTTGCAACAAGGAGTAATTAACTGGAATAAAGGTAATATTGAATTAGAAAACAAATCAACTATTGTTGCGGCTGCCACATCTTCAAGTGCAATTCGAGGTGGTTCGTTTAATATTATCTTCTTAGATGAGTTTGCTTTCGTACCAGCCAATATTGCCGAAATGTTTTTCAGCTCAGTTTATCCTACAATCTCATCTGGACAAAAAACAAAGATGATTATTGTATCTACACCTTACGGTATGAACCAGTTTTATAAACTATGGGTTGATGCAGAAGCAAAACGAAATGATTATGTGCCAATTGAAGTGCATTGGTCTGAAGTGCCTGGTAGAGATGAGGCATGGAAAGAGGCCACAATTCGTAACACCTCACCTGAGCAATTTCAACAAGAGTTTGAGTGTGAGTTTTTAGGTTCTGTTAATACACTTATCAGTCC